TATTTGCCATAAGATTTACTCCTATTTATCGTTGTTACTTTTTCCCAAAAGTAACATTAGACTTTCGATCAGAGTCATACCTTACATATCGCCCGTCTTTTCTGGTTTCATTAAACATGTTGTTGTCTAATGCTTCCTTTTTGAGAGCAGTTTGATCCTCATAATAAGCATTACGTTCGTTACGAGTCTCAACAGGTATTTTCGCTAATAAAAGTCCTTCACTATATACATAGCCAGCGTGTCTACCAGAATCAGCTGTAGGAAAAGCAAACTCAGCTGGTAAATCGGTACCTCTTACGAGCTCCCAACCTTCTCTAAGTCTTCTTGACACATTAGCTTTATCTTCCTGTCCCAGCATGGATTCTCTTATCCAACGATATTCATATCCTTCTGGTGGTTCAGGAACTTCTAGTTTTCTGACTGGCCTCCATGGTTGTCTGCGAGAATTATTATCGTGAGACTCGGACTCACGGGATTTTCTGGAATTAACGTCTACATTTATATCTTCTGTCATTTTGCCTCCCTAGTAGCTAGTTTTTGTTTTTCTTTAGCGACAGTTTTTAACCACACTTCATCTGTCATGCCATGTGGTTTCAAACCTTGTAGAGTTGCGACTTCTGATTTTGTAAAACGTACGCCGTTCTCTTTGCCTTGTGTTTTTTGCCGACTTCCTACGGAAGCAGAGGCGACTCTTTGCACAGCGGGCCTATCCTCTATTTTTTCGGCATTATCGGATTTTAAATCCGGATAAACTTTGTAAACTCTATTGTTTAATTCTTCATAGTATTCGTCTGATTCAGTGTCATATCCCTCACCAGCTAAAGTACGATGCACCATCTCAGCATAAGTATGAGCCTCAGAATTTTCTGCAAACCAACGATTATTTTCTAACCAATTTAAGGCTTTTTGCGATGGTTCTGGTGTTTGTTGCGTTTGCTCAACGTATTGTTGTTGGGGTTGTACCTGTTGGGTATTGGTTACAACTTGCTCTTGTCTTTGTTTAGCTATTCTTACCTTTTCTTTTTGTAAAGCAAGTTCACTTTTTAAAGTATCTGCTTTTGACATCAACTCAGCATCACCAGAAGAATGAGCTCTTTTGTATAACTCGTTAGCTTCACGTTCTTTAATTTCAACTGTTTCTTCTTCTTTTGCTATTAAGGACTGTTGGGCATTAGCCGCTTGTTGATAATAAGCGTGTACCTCTTGTTCTCTTTGTCTTAAAGCAGCTTCTAATTGCAACGCTCTTTCTTCGGTTTCTCGATTTCTTGCGTTTAATTTGTTTATTCTTTTAGAAACACTTTTAGTATAGTTTTCTAATTCTTCATCACCACCTGTCGCCTCTGCTGGTGCATCAGCAACTTCTACCTCTATATCGTCAACCTCTGGTTGCGCTACATTTACGTCTTTTTCTGTTGTCATAAGCTCACTATATCATCTGGATCAAGAATTGTGGCTATTACTTCATCATCGTTGATGATTCGTACCTCTGCACCATCCTCAAGTTTAAACCTAGAGCCAGAGTAGCGCCCTATCAAAACCCATTGTTTTTCTTCACACCAAGGTTTATCTCCAAATCTAGCTTTGTCGTTGTAACACTGTGGTCCCTTTTTTACCACATAAGCAACTACTGTAGCTAATGCCTCACGATTGACTGTTTCATTTGCCAATAATATCCCACCTTTTGTTTTTACTTTACCAGCGTATGGTAAAACCAACATTCGCCAGCCGGTAGGTTGTGGCATACGTTCTAATATTGAAGCATCTAATTTTTCAGGATCCAAAACTCTTTCTTCTGGATCTACATACGCTTCTGCCACTTTTTCAATACTAATATCTTTTATTGCCTCTGACATTATAGTTGTTTTCCTATATCTCTTAATTCGTCTTCTAGGAAGTATATTACACTTAGCTCTCCTTGCAAATATTTATAGTGCTCCATATCTTTAAGGCTACCTGACATTAGGATTTCATTTATCTGGTTTTTTTTGTCAGATAGCCTTTTCTTTATAAGATCTATAATTGTTATATCGTCCATACTTATGATTTTTTAGGCCTTCCTCTTTTTTTTCCAGTTGTTTTTTTTGCAGTTGTTTTTTTCGCAGTTGTTTTTTTGGTAGGTTTTTCTTCTACAGAATCTTCAACAGGTAAACCAGCTTCAATACGAGACATTTTTTTTGCTATGCGTGCCTGGTTAGCTTTATCTTTTTTATCAGCTTCCTCTTGTGCCTTTTTCAAATCAATAGCTTCTTGTGCTCTATCTAATTTTTTTTGTGCCCGCAGAGCTTTGATGGCATCTAATTTATAGGAAGTTGTCATAATATCCCCTTTATTTTATTTTCTAACTCAAACAATTTTAAATCTGTATTAGTTTTAAGTCTATCTATTGCTACCTCAAGTTTATCATCTGCAATCTGTTTTTGCACACCCATACGCTCTAGTTGTAGCTGAGTGTCCATAACTTTTTCTTCTGCTCTTTGGTTTTGTTTACTCTCGAACTGTTGTGATTCTATATCTAATTCTTTATCTCTAAGATCTAATTCTTTTTGCCTTATATCAACCAAAGGATCGCCGCCGCCACTCATGCCTATAGATTGCAAGAACTCATTGGCTAATTGTGCCATGATGCTTGAGCTATATTGTTCGTTTATCATTTGTATTTGTTGCCCAATCATTTGTGCTTCTTCTGGCGATACTTGTTGCATCTGTGCTTGTATTTCTGCAATTCTTTGATTTACTTCATCTGGCATTTGCTCTTGTGCTATTTGAGCTGCTAAGAATTGTAAATGTTGCATGCAATGACTTATGATTAAAGCCTGAACTTGTGGACTATCTTTGACCAAATCTGTAAAAAATAAGCTCTTATGGGTATCTATGTGTGCTTGGTGATTTTGTTCTGGAAAAGCCTGTGCTGGTTGCCCCATTAATAAATTTGCATTTTCTATTCCAGCATCAACTGGCTTTGGTGTCATGTCAGGAGGTGGCATCAACAACGCATCGACATTATCTACTCCTAATGCTGAGTACATGCGCCTATACGCCTCATATACACCCAACGGACCATGTACTTGTGGATTAGACTGTACCATCTGCAAAAGTTCTTGTGCTAGTGTCACTCTTTGGCTTTGTGAAAATATGTTAGGATCAGACACAGGTATAATATCCACTCTGTCGTCAAAATCTTGTTGTTTAATTTGATTTTGTCCAGATCCTACTTGGAAGTTATATACTGGCGGTAAAGACTCACCAAAAACTTTAGCTAGTAAACCAAACTCTAATTTTTGTGAATAGTGCAGTCTTTTATGTATTGCACTCATTACTTTTGTTCCTCGCTCTAGCAAAGCAACTGTGGTGCCTACAGGCATAGCTTGATTCACGTCACCTATGTTCATGTCGGCAACAGCAGCAAAACGCTTGCCTGAATCTATAAGCAAACCTAAAAGTTGCATTAAAACATTACTTGGTTCTTTAACAGGCAAAGGTATTAAGTTTTCTTTGAGAGATCCTCCAGTAGTATCTATATCTCTAAACTCTCCTGGTTGTAATGGTTCGTCTTCGTCTCTTATCCTCATGCCTCTTGCTTTAAAACCAGCTGGTAAATTAGCAAGTGTTCCAGCATCTATAAGTTGTCTTAGTATAGATGTGGACGCTTTAGAAAGACCTCCGATCATGTGCGATAAACCTAAGCCATAAAACCCAAGTCCAGGCATAAATTTATATTGAACGAAATAATTTATTTTATTTTTGAGTAAATCATTCTCTAAATAGTTGCGCCTAATACTTAGTATTTTTTGTGAAGATTCCTCTATAGTTACAATATAAGGTAGTTTTAAACCAGTTGTGTTGCCTTCTGCGTCTCTATCTTCATACCCCTCTATATCTAACACTGTATGCACTTCGTAAACTGTTCTGTTTCTATTTTCTTTATACGACGGCGTTATGCCTTGAATTTCGTCTATAGCCTCTTCAACTTCTGATATATCATCTGCATATCCATCGGATCCTATGTCCACGTTTGCATAAAAACCAGTAAGTTGTTGTTTTTTTATTTCATTAGAAGACATGTTTATTACATGTGTAATTCTTTCGGCAGAGCTCATATCTGCCGCTTCATAAGGCACTATTAAATCTTCTGGTGGTATAAATTTAGACATAGCTCTGTTGAGCACATAATCAAAATAGATTTTTTTAAATGCTGAACCCGCTAAAGGTAAATAAAACAACATCTGGTCAAGTTCTGGATCATACTCTTCCATTACATTCATTATGTAATAGTTCATAAATTCTTGTACTCTTTCAGCTTGGTTTTCTGTTTCAATAGTTCTAGCGCCTATAATTTCTGTTTTAACTGGACCTTTAGCTGGTAGCATTTCTTTATAGGCCTGTGCCTGAAAAGCAGTAACGCTTTCTGCTAAGATTGGGTGAATAACGCCGCTAGATCCTTCAAATGGTTGGGATCTGCCTTCATCAAACTTCATACCTAAATATTTCAATCCGTCTGTGTATGTTTTCTCCCACTCACTTCTTGATTGTTTATCTCCTTTTATAGAGCTCAGTAAATCGTTGGCTATACTGCCTAATATATCGTCAGGTAAAACTTCTGCTAAATTTGCGTTAAAACTAAATTGTGGTTCTTCTGGCGTAATTTCATCGTCAATTAAAACTTCTTCATTAGCAATCAATATCTCTGCTGCTTGTTTGATTTGATCTTCTCTGCTAGTGTCTGGTTGCACCTCCACAGAAGATCCCATTGATCTTATTTCTAGGTTATCTTCCGTGCCTAACTGTTTATCAATAGCCATAATATTTTAGTGTAACACTCTTGTACTTAAATCCAAATCGTCTATGTCTGTCAACTCTTCGTCTAGCAGTAATCCGCTAAATTCTGCTATTAATTTAGCTTCCTCCAAACATTCTGCATGTATGTATGGACCAGAATACTCTTTTCCGTCAAATACAAAATGCGTTTTGTAAATTTTTAATAATATACTGTTCTGTTCGCCTTTAATAACTTCACCTCATCTTCATAATCTTCGCGCAGAGATATAAAACCTCCTTGTCTAAAACGCATTAGAGCCATTGTAGCACTATCGCAAAAGTCGTCATAATCGCCATAAGGAAACGAAGCCATCTCTTCAATAACTTCATCTGCAAAATCGTGTTCTGGTGCCCACACCATACCTGATTCAAATATAGGAGCAACACTGTTCATTCGTGCTACTTTGTCTTGTCCGCGACTCGGTGCGTATGCTGTGACTGGTATGCCCATTCTTCTTAGTTCGTGAGTCAAAGGTGTTCCTGATGCTTTTGCCTCTATCAACACACAATCAGGTTCCCAATACCTATATTCCTCCATAGCTAACTTTTTTAGCTCTGGAAAATCACATCTTACTCTTTTCGCATCTAGTAACATAATTTCATCTGCGTTTTCATCACCTCGATTAAATATTGCCCAAGTGGTTATTGCTGAATAGTCAGCTGTCTCTTTTTTTGAAAAAGCCGTATCGTAACTTTGTATCACATAAGAATAAGGCGGTATGTCTTCATCTTCCCACCTATTCCACCACTCTCTTTTTACAATAGATCCTTCCTCAGCCGTAGGGTTTTGCATCCACTGGCTATTCCATTTAGCTACTGGTAATGATGCTTTTACGCTTAATAACTCGTCTTTTTTCCAATACTCTGGCCATAAAGGTTTATCTGACTCAGGCATAATTGCTGGAAATTCTACTACTTCCCATTGATCCGCAAACTCTTCCGATTGTTGTTTCAAGACATTACCGACTAGATCTTTAGTGCTCCACCTTGTCATTACTATCACAATTATTCCGCCTGGTTGTAAACGCTGTCTTGGTCCAGAGGTGTACCATTCATAAGCTGATTCCATAGCCTTTGGCGACAAAGCATCTTGTTCTGAGTGTGGATCGTCGATAATAAGTAAATCCGCACCACGTCC